CACGGTAGTATTCATACACTACTGTATAAGCAGCATCAGGTTCTGGTGTTAGAATATACTCAAGTGCAGGACCGTGTGCTACCAACTGCGGTACACCTTGACGACTGGTGCTATTATATTCTTGTTCTACATACTTGTCAAGATATTCTTCGTAGGTAATAATACCAAGTCGTGTGGTAGCATTACCAAGTGTGCTATCTTCCTTGATACGGAAACTGTCAAAGTCTAATAGTTTAGCATCGTGTGGGAAAGCGTAGCGTGTTACGTTAGCGGATAGGACATCCTCTTGCTCAACGTGATTAAAAGGCCAGTTAAATTCTGTCTGGTTAATATCACGGAGTGAAGCATTGATAGCATCTTTTGCGTGTGCATAAAAACCTGAAGCACTGGCAAAGTTAGATGACGTAAGTTCAGTTTCATTCAACCGTCTATTTACTTCATTTACAAGTCCAAGATAATTGTATGCCATTACTTCTGCCTTATGTTAAGTTTAACAGTGCGTTCAGCAGTGCTACCTGTGCTGTCTACAATCTGACAAATGAATGAGTATTCTCTATTTAGCACACCGCCACCAAGATTAATTGTGGCTACAGTGTTTGTATTTGTTTGCGAAATATTTTGAATGCTGTCAGTCACGGTGCTACCAGAAGCAGTAGTCAATGTTTCACCAGCATCAATCTGCGTCTTGCCAATCTCTGGCGTTTTGACAAACCATGTTACAGACGAAATGGTAGCAGTGTCAAGAAAACGTGACCAGTCCATGCTGTAGTCTAGTGATTCATCAGGGTCTTTTACAGGCCAACGAAATGACATTTATTGTTTCCTTATGCAGCCGCACGTCTTTCAGCGGCAGTAGATTGTTTTGCAACATATACAATGCGAGGCAGTTGTTTTTCTACATAGGCTGTTCTACGTCTGTCGTATAATGTTTTGACTGCCTCAAAGTCAAACTGTACGCCTGTAACTGTTAGTGTTCCTACAGAGAATGTACCTTGTACGCCAGACAACGAATGTGTGTTTGAGAACGTAAAGTTACCATTTACAAATCCTGTAGCACTTACGCTTAATAAGGCTTCTGTTGGTTTTTCTTCAACGGTGTTTACAAAACCTGTAGCAGATACACCTGTTAATGTTTGATTGGCAGTTCCAGTTGCCGTAAGATTAATTACATTAGATGCTTCATTTGTAATTGTAGTAGAACCATTAGTTCCATCAAAATGAAGTAGTGCTTCTGTACTTCCATCTAAAGAGTATGCTTCTGTTTCAGGTGTAAAACTTGCAGCAGAAAGACCTGTTGGTGTAGATGCTCTAAACTCATCTATGTATCCTGTAAATTCTTCGGAACCATTTTCTTTAGCCCCAATTACATAGGTATGAGCATTGTATCCTGCACCTGCTTGCTGACCTCTTAGGAATCCATCTACAAATACTTCGGTAAAGGCAAACCTTCTTTGTAGTCGTATATGATGCCAAGTATTGTTACTTAATTGTCCAGTAACTGACCTAGCTATAGCACCATCTTTAATTACTTGTAAAGTACCACTACTAATACGTAAAGCAAAACCAGAGTTAGAGTTTTGTCCATCCCAAAGATGAGCAGTTTGACTTGTTAGCGTTGAAGAGTAAACCCAAAAATCTACACCCCACTCTGAACTTGTTAACAGACTTGAAGTGTAACTTGTTGTTACAAAATCACCTGTTCCATCTAGTAGTAAACTAGCAGTGCCAAACTTTTTCTCTGCTGTAGAAAGCTGTGCATCACCACTTGCAGTGAATGGGCGTAGGGGGTTGAGTTCTCCATCAACACCTGTGAGTCCTGCTGCAGTATGAACAGTAAGACTTCCTACAGCACCTATAGCACTCACACTGTTCAGTGCTTCTGTAGTCTGTGCTTCTATTGTTCCTAGCGTGGTTGTTCCACTTACACCATCAACAGGAACACGGTTAATAGACCTGATGTCCAGTCCTGCACCGTTAAGTGTAAGTGTTCCAACTACACCAGTAATAGGTTCACTTACGTTTGGCTGAATAGTACCAATAGATACTGTAGCCGATACGCTGTTTAGTGCCTCATCTACTTTTGGTTCAACTGTTCCAATAGAACCTGTAGCACTTACACTGTTTAGTGCTTCTATAATATTAACAGTAATTGTGTTAATACTACCCGTAGCACTTACACTGTTTAAGCGTTCACTGATGTCAATCTCAAATCCATTGATAGCAACAGTTTGAACTGAACCAGTGGCACTGACTCCCGTTAATGCAACTTCAGGTGCTACAATTCCGTATCTAGCAGAACCGTATGCACCAGTACCATAAAGAGCATCAAAGGAATCGTAGAACGCCATGTTCTACTCCTTACGCAATACGAATTACAGCGTTGCTTGCGTCAGCGGCAGGAAATTCAATTGTCAAGTCACCAGCAGTAGCAGAAACAGTACCACCAAAGTCAATAACAGCAATGGCAGAGTTACTGTTAGCTGTATTATAAATAATACAACCGTCAGCAGAAACTGTTACGTTGCTGAATACTTCATCAGTAAAGTCTACAATAGCAGTAGAACCATCAAGAGTGATTGACGCACCATCAAGTACCTGACCACCAGCAGTATAGTTAGTGCCAGATGCTTCGTCAGAGTTACCTGTTACGTCAGAGTAATTAGTTGTGCTGGCATTATACGTGCCAGTAGGGGATGCTTTAATCAGAGCAAGTTTAAGCGAGTCCGTGTCCAAATCATGAAGACCGCCTAAAAGTTCTGTTTTGAAGCTATTGCACATAGCAGTTGTGATTGCCATTTGTTTTCTCCAATATTATCACAAGATGTAAAGGGGCAACCCGAAAGCTGCCCCAATACGTTATTTAGGCGAGTGTGTCGCGGTCTACTTCATCAGCAGTGCGTGGTGCGGTCATGTCTACAACGAGTGCGTAGACACGTGCCTTACCAGCAGTACCTGTACCAGTGACAGTTGAAACAACGTCAATAGTGTCGGCAACAGTCGTACCTTGTGGCACGGCGGCTTCTGTGATGATGTCACCTACTGAACCAGATTGCAGGTTAATTGCTGTCACAATGTCAGCAGACCCGATTGACAGGTCAGCAGTGTGAGCAGTTGAACCAGCACAGGCTTCAGTGATGACTGCACCAGCGGCAAGTACCATGCAGTTAGCAGGAATGCTAACGGCAGTTACAGTACCACTTGCGGTAGGAAGGGTTACTTCGGCTTCGTAAACACGAACACCTTTAGCAACGGTTTGTGAAAGAGTAGCCATTGTCTAATCCCCCCTTATACCAAGTTGTAGATGGCGTTGACAAGACCTTCAGGGCGAAGAATCTTGCGACCATACAGGTGCATACCACGAACAATGTCAGCGAAGCTGTCAGGGTCACGGTAGGTTTCGGTCTTGTTAATCTGCTCTGCAGTTGCAACAGCAGAATCGTGACCACCAACCATTACGCCGTAGTTAGAAGCGTTAGTACCACCAGTTGTTGATGGACCAGTTCCAATTGAAGGCAGGTTGTTGGAAACGTAGACACGGAAACCATGCAGGTTATTCAGAATCAGACCATTCTGCAGACCTGCACCACCGAAATCAGAGTTCAGAAGACGTGAATCTTCGTCCATCAGGATTTCTTTGAATACAGGGTCAATAACCAGCCAGCGGCCTTGGCTATCAACATTCTGCTGGTCCAGTTTACGTGCCATACGAGCAACAATCTGCAGTGCGTTGGCGTTACCTGAACCAACAGTTGCAGAAGTCGCGCCACCAGCACGTGCCTGAATACCAATTGACTCATTGGCTGAACCGCCAAAGTCAGAAGCGTCCAGCTTCATGCTTGCAAGCAGTTCATCAGAACCTGCAGTTGAAACAGCCTTTGTACCATTAACAGTTGTGTTAGCGGTATCAGCAACTGAATGAATTGCAGATTGTGTGTAGCCTGACAAGTAGCCAAGAACGTCTTGGTCAAACTGGTCAGCAAGGCGATACGCAGCACGATCACTTGCCAATGACTGGAAGTTTACGTGTGAGTGTGCCTCTTCAATGTCGTCAACCTTAAATGCAAAGTAGTTAGCTTTGTCAATTGTAAGGCTGAAGTCTTCATCGTCAAGGTCTTGTGCAGTGATTTGTGTACCACGTGCATAAGCCTGAACTGAGATTTCGGGTTCCTTGATAATCTTAACGGAATCACCCATTGCTGCAATCTCACCGAAGTAATCGGAGTTAGTGATTGCCTCACAAACAGCGGCCTTGCGGAAAGCAAGTTGCACCTGTTTGGAGTAAATGACTGGTGAAAAATTACCGTTAGGAAGATTACCATACCCGGCTGCGGTAGTAAAAGCCATGATATTTCTCCTATTATTGGCATTTAAACAGATACAAACTCACCAGACTAATCAGAGGCTGATTCACTATGGGTGCGTATCTTATCTAGTTGGCCTACCAGATAGTCAACGGGCCATGTTCGTCAGGTAATCCGTAAGACATAGGTTGTGTTTGCTGATTAGTGTAGGCAAGTAGCTAACCTACCTACACTATTATTGACTATAGTTATACGAAAAAATAACTATTTGTCAACACTTTTTTTATCTGGCTGAACCAGATACATCATAGATAAACTTTCCACTACGGATAGCTTCCATGATTTCGTCAGATCGCTTCTCATATTCTTGAGGCGACATCTTCTGAACTTGTGACTCTTTCAGATAAGTAGAGGATTCATTTTCCTGTGGCTTACTACGACTGTTCTTTGTAGAAACAGACTTAGCTGCATCCTTATCTGTTGTAGCTTTCTTGGAAGTAATTCCCATGTCAGCTTTGTACAAGTCAATTGCTCGTGCGGCAGAACGTGCGTCATTGTCATTTTCGTACAATGCATCCTGTACCCATTTAGGCTGGTCTTCTGCCCAAGTATGAAAGTCGTCACTGTCACGAATTTCATCAAAGTCAGGATGAAGGCGCATAAGTTCTGCTTCAGCTTTTTCTTTAGTTGCGCTAAGTTGCATCTCATCAATTGCTTTAAGTCGTTCTTCCAAAGCAGATGATTGCTCACGTGCCTTCTTCATTGCAATTGTTTCAACGATAGCAGCTACGTCTGGATAATCTGCCGCCCACTGTTCAATGTCTTCATCAGACTTAGGCAGTTTCATTTCTTTTTTTGTAGCTTCACTTAGCTGTCGTTTGAGTGCATCTAATTCAGCTTTAAACTCTTCAGCTTGTTTTTGTTGATGCCTACGTAGATCAGAGTAACGCTTTTTAAATGTTTTCTCTTCTGCTGATGTAGGCTCTTCTTCTTCAGGTTCAGCAGCTTCTTGCTCTACCTCACCTCGTTGTTCCTTTAGCAACTGTTCAAGTTCTTCTTCTTCCATTTTGCGTTTTTCTTCGTTAGTGTATTTACGATTTGCAAACGCAACTTTCTTTGGTGACTGCATTTCTTCAGCCATGATTTCTGCGGCTTCTGCCATTTTTCTATTCTCCTAGTTGGGGCCAACCGTAGCCACATTGGGGTGGGGGATCAGGTAGCCAACATAATGCGGTTATTTATTTAGAAGCTAAACCGCCACGCTTCATCTTTTTAGTTTTCTTTGGTTTTGGTTTAGAAGCTAGGCCGCCTTCTGCAAAGCCGCGACCACTAGCAACACGTGACTCTACATCACGAACCGCTTCTCTAGTAAATGAGTCTGCTTCTCGTTGACGTTCTGCAGCACGTTGCTGCCCTTCGTCACGATCAGAACTGTCTCCATACATTCTATTAATATTTGTTTCAGAAAGTTCACGAAGTCGCTCCTGCTCAATTCGCTCTTGTTCTCTCTTTGTTTCCTCTGCTTTTTTCCTAGCAGCTTCTGTAGCTGCGGCTTTAGCTTGTGTAGCAGCTTCAAGTTTTCTCCGTCTAGCTTGTTCCGCTTGTGCCTTTTCTAAAGCTGCTTTCTTTTCTAAAGCAGAGTCTCTCATTTTGGAAAACGCTTCTTCCGCTTCCGGTGAATTATATCCGGCTTTTTCAGCAATACTTTTAAAGGTATTGTAGTCCTTACCAGCAACTGCAAATTGTGTGTCACCTCGTTTAAAGTTAACTGTAGTTGTTTCAGGAATAGGTTTCCCAAAAGCCAAATTAAACGCTGTTTTTGCAACCCCCATTGTGCTAGGGAAAAAACCTTCTGGCATATCAAAAGATACACCGTACGTTTTTCCAGCGACACCTACACGCCCTCCACCCGGACCATACATTTCTTCTTCACGGCGTTGACGTTCTGCGTCACCGTCACCTTCTTCTTTAGTAACTTGCGCTGTTTGAGGTGTTGTAGGCGTAGTTGTTACTTCTTCTGTAGCCGTAGCTTCTGGATCAACATAGGTGTATCCTTCTGGGATTGGACTAATAGGTTGACCGTTACGGAAT